GTCTTTTCTCATAAGACGAATAGCGTATTCCAAAGCTTTCACAGCCTCGGTTAAATCGAACCCTGGGTATAATTTCATTAAAGTCGATAGATCAGATCGTTCTGTTTTTCTTCTTTCTTAATAGACGGCGATAAGATACCCCAACGATCATTATGTCGAATGTTCTCAACTTCCAAGGTATCAATGCGTCGAGCCTGTGTATCAATAAACTTTATGGTGTAACACAGCATGATTAAAATGGTAATCATTGACAGCAGAATAGTTACAAATGCCCAGTTAGTTTTTTCGTTTTTCATAGTATTTAAGCAGTTGCTTCTTCTTCTTTCTTTTCAGCAGCTGCAGCTTCTTTCTTTTTAATATCAAGTAAAGCTTCGTATGCCGCCGATAAATCTTTTCTGTTTCGTGAAGATAACTTGGACTCTTTAGCTTGAATTCTTTTATATTCAGATTCAATGGGTATTACCCAAGGCTCGTTTTGCTCAGAAATTTCCTGGCCGGTTTCGAGCATAATGGTAAGCGCAAGGCGATACTTGAATCTATAGTTTAGGTCTGCAGGTGTCATGATTTATTTTGTTTTCTTTGTAGTCTTTTTCTTGGTAGTCTTTTTCTTAGGAGGTGAGCTTCCTTTAACTTCAAGTTCTTCTTCACGGGCCTTTCCTCTTGCCTGGAGTCTTTCAACCACAGTGTTTGCGTCCATCCAAATGTCTTTGTCATCAACAAGGTTACTAATCTCTTCTTCCGTAAGAAAATCCTGGTACTGAGAACTGAAAAGTTTTTCAGACCATTTTCTGTCATGTACCACGTTTGAATACATCTCTCCGCCTTTACCGATCATTCCGCCGCTGTAGTTGTGAAACAAAAATGCACTGTGCTCATTGATTACAAAGTCATCTCCCTGAAGAAAAATTAGGGTTGCTGCACTCATGCAAGCTCCGCTTACGTTCATAGTAAGGTGTGCCTTACACTCCTCGAGGACCTGAAGAAACTGAACTGTTGTGAAGAGGTTTCCACCCGGGCAGTTGATGTGGATGTTTATTAAATCTGTTTGACGCGAGTTCCGAATCTTGTGAAACCAGTCGATATATTCGGAGGCTTCACCAATAGATCCCAAGAGATAGAAATCCATGACAGATCCATACTCACTTGCAAAATTATTTGGTTTGCTTCCTCCTAAAAAGAGATCCTCCAACCCCATAGTAACATTGTTTTCTTTTTGTTTTTGCATATTTAAATTATCCTTGTTTTCTAACAATTCCTAGTAATGGTTCCCAAATGAACCCAAACCTGAACCGTGTTCCTAGTTTAAATTTTAGTTTGCCTGTTCGGCAGTATGTGTTCCAGTTTTCTCTTAAAGCATCACGGTCGTATCCCTTGTCACATCCTTTTCTTCTTACATACGAGCTTCTTGCCTCGGCAGCGATCTGCCAGCGATCTCCTTCGCTTCTCCAGCATCCACACGAGGTGCGCCTCATGTCATTGGTAACTCGTATCCTTGGTCTCAGTCCGCAGCGTCGGCATTTGTCCCATTCTGAAATATTAGGAGGCTGCCAGTAACTGTTTGGCGCAGCGTTCCAATCCTGGGTTGGATATCGAAGATGCGCCTTGTTTAATTTCATGTGATTTATTCGTGATGGACTTTAGACCGTTTACCGGAATTGTTGTGAATCTTTTTAAGCAAACAGTTCCAATCACCGCCAGCTTTTTGTATGGTTGTTTGCCTGGTATCAAAAGAAAAACCGGGTGCTGTTATACCTCGTTTTTTCTTCCCGGTCTCGCAGTGCGGACACGGATTGCCAACGGGGTCATCCCTTTTGGCCACCGGGTGACTTTCTTCCCAGGTTTCCCCGCAGGTTTCACAGCAGTAATTGTAAGTCATCTTTACTTCTTGGGCTCTGTCGGAGGAAGAATGTTTGGAAAGGCCTTGCGTACTGTGGACTCCGTAAGAGACTTGTAAAGGCTTTTTAGCTTTTTATCTTTTACTGCAATAACAATTTTTGCATCTTCAGCTGACACGGATTCCAGAAGTCGAATGTACTTGGACTCCTTTGCAAGCTTAGACAAAGGTGATTGCTTAACAAGATGTTTAAGATCTCTAACAACCTTTTCAAAGTGACGCGACTGATTACCCGGAACCGCCTCGTTTACACGGTAGGGCGGATCACCTTCGGGAAGATCGAATTCAAGATCTTTTAGATAGTTTGCCTGAAGAAGTGTTCTAATTCCAAAAGTAGATTCCTCTTTAAGAATTGAAACACGTTCTTTAACGCTTTTAGCTTCTTCGCAAAGAGCAAAAACTTCATGAGGAAGTTTGGTCCTGTTGTTTCTAGGGGTTGGATTTGCTTTCATATTAACGGTGTTGTTATTATCTATGACTTAATAAAAAATTCCTCCGCGCAAGAAACAAGTTGGCTGCACCGTCGGCTAATAAGGTAATTAAGAACTTTGCCATTGGGCTTTACCTCTTTCTTTGCGTATTCTTCTCTGATTCGTGTTGTGACGTCTTCGGGAATTCGGGATAGGTCGATCATGGACCGGTTGCGACAGTAATTGCGGTATGTTTCTTGGTCAAGGATCTCTTTCATATCCTTTGTGCGTGAGGCTTCGTACCATTCCTCGATCTTCTTGGAACGAAGAGGTGTTTGCCTCGCATCTTCTGAAACAAAGACATCATCTGCAGAAAGAACGTTGGGAACACCATCGCCACTGTCGCCGCGGATAATGTGTTCGAAGATGTACTTGGTTGGATTGGGATCTTTGATAAGCTTTTTTGTAAGAGGAGAGAACTGATCCACGTTGTCATACTTTTGTAATTGAATAAAGTCTTTGTCGCCAGAGATGATCATGACCTTTTCGTGGTTACCGAACTCCTGGGTGCTTTCGACAAGGGTTGCAATAACATCGTCCGCTTCTGCGCCTGAAACACTTAGCACTGGATACGGAAGGTGTTCGTCAATCTCATCTGTGATGGTGTTGAGCCAGCCAAAGATTTCTTTCCAATCGAGTGTAGAGCTGTCGCGTGTTTTTTTACGAGCTGCTTTGTATTCTGGGAATGGACCTTTGCGCCAGGAGCCAGCATCGCATGCAAGTATCATCCGACCGTATTCTGCACGGTACTTAAGATTGTAGAGCCTGAGGGAATTCAGGATCATGTGGCGAAGAAGGTTTTCTTCGAGATTTGATTTGGGCTGTGAAAACACAGATGCAATTGAAATTGCGGAGAAGTCTACGATAATCATTTGATAGAGATTTTGTTTGGACTACTATTCTACCATAGTTCCATGGGAATGTAAATCACTTTTTAGTCTTTTTTAGACCTTTTACGTGATTACGGTGAATCCGACATTGGATAATACCGTTGTAGTAGTCATCGCGAAGAAGAACCTCACGTTGGACTTGTTCAAGCATTTCAAGGTATGAAAGTTCGCCAAGCTTTTCGCAGAGGTGCAGGATCTCGCGTTCAAAGATGTCACCACCGTGTTCTTCTACAAGGGCTTTTGTTTCTTCGCTGGAGCCGTAATATTCCTGCCAATCGGATTCCTTGAGCGAACGACGTTTGCGCTTTTTACCCTTGAGAGGTGGCTTGGTAACCTTGAAATGAAATTTCTTTTTTCCGACGTACTTCATGCCGGTAAGTTTATTGGTCAGGATGTACACGTACCCAACGTAGTCCTCGATCATCTCCGAGGTAAATTCTTCGCCCTTGTAAGTCCACATGACCAATCAAAGCTCTCCGTTGTAGGAATTGTGAGTTCCGCAGAATGGACAATATTGTGGATACTCCTCCTTGTCGTAGTCGTCGTAGTCGGTGTCGGTTTCCTCGACCTCTAAATAATAATCCGATTCGGAGTCGTCCCATGTTACCTCATAGGAGGCATTGCAATTGGGGCATCTATGCTGAGTTATCATCTGATTTGTTTATATTATCTATAAACCTTTTTTATCCCTCGCAGGACTTGCAGTTGTTTATACTGCGTGCCAGTTCCTGAGCGGGATTGGCACTGCGCTGGTAATAAAGACCTTTGATTCCCCACTCCCAGGCCTGGATCAGAAGTTCGTTTACGTCTTTTGGCTTTGCTTTGGGCGGGATCATTAGGTTAAGGCTTTGCCCCTGATCAACAAACTTCTGTCGCTGAGCGGCCTGAATGATTACCTCGCGTTGAGATATTTCACCAAAGGTTTTAAAAACATCTCTTTCCTCTTCGCTGAGCTCTGTGAGGTGCTGTACGCTTCCACCATGGGTAAGGATTTCGTGCCAAACTTCTTGGGTGTCCAAACCTTTTTCGCGAAGAAGACCTTTTAGGTAAGGATTCTTGAATGTAAATTTACCCTTTGCGAGATCCTTCGTAAAGTAATTGGAATTGAGTGGTTCGATACTTGGAGATGTTTGACCAAGAATAAACGAACTTGAAGTTGTTGGCGCAATGGCAAGTGTGGTAACATTACGTCGGCCATACCCTTCGAGTAGTGAAGGCTCACCGAACTTCGTTGCAAGTTCCTCTGAAGCAGCGTCCGTGCGAATACGGATTGTACTCCATATTTGATTGTTGTGCATTTGAGCCTGAAGACCTTCAAAGGGAATCATTTTGCTTTGCAGATACGAATGCCAGCCAAGAACACCAATACCAAGAGCACGCTGAGCAATGGCAAAATTACGAGGTGCATCCATGTGTGGTATACCTTCGGTCTTTGTGATGAATTCACTCATAACAGCGTCCAAGAAATAGGTCAGTGTTTCCACCGCATCCGTTACTTGGATATCATCCCAACGTTCAAGGTTAAGCGAAGAAAGGTTGCAAACAAAGCTTTCGTCACGCTCTGAAGAAAGCATGATCTCATTACAGAGGTTACTGGCATGAATGGTTTTACCTTTGTCTTTGTAAACCTGCGGTGCACCGTTATTGGCGTTGTCTGAAAACATTAGATAAGGATACCCGCTTTCAAAACGCTTTTTAATAACCAATCCCCAGATGCGACGCTTTTCTTTGTCTCCGTCAACCATTGCGCGCATCCAGGCGTCAGAAACGGTCACACCGATACTCATCTCTTGGATCTCATGGCCTTCGCCACGTATCTTTAGAAACTCCTCAATGTCTGGGTGATCAACAGGGAGGTAAGCCGCGAACGAGCCACGACGTACGTTGCCCTGAGACACCACACTCATAAGCTTGTCATAAAGCTCCATAAAGTGAACCGCACCCGTGCTTGTTCCACCCGTGCTAATTGGAGCTCCACGTCCACGTAATGCACCAAAGTAAGCGGATGTTCCACCACCATACTTTGTCATCATAGACACCTCAGAAAGCTTGCTTCCAGCGATCTCTTCGAGAGTGTCGTCGATGTAGGATCCAAAGCAAGAAATGGGAAGACCACGCTCACGACCAAAGTTACTCCAGATAGGACTGGAAAGGGAGTAAAACCCACACGCAAGGTATTCCTCAAACTTATCTGCGAATCCCTTTATACCGAGGATCTTCTCCGCATGACCAGCGATGTCTTTGCAGCGTTGCTCAGGGCTTTCTCCTTCAAGCAGGTATCCGCGTTCTAGGAAACGCCTCGAATCCTTGTTCAGCCAGTAGTAATCTTTCTTCGTCATAATCTAATTTATATATCCTCAAATTAAAAGAGATCGTCTTCGTCAAAGCTTTGGCTTTTCTTAGAATATTCGACGGGTCTCGAATGAAAAAAATCGGTCATGTTGTTGCCGTGTAATTCCTCTTCGAACCACATTGTTTCAGCGATTAAGTCCTGATCAATTTCGAATGGCTTTG